CCGTTATCTGTGATCATGTCGCCATTTTTAAGTTTATTCATATTCTCTCTCTCTCTTGATTATATTACTAGTATACACTATAAAATAAGGTTTGTCAACAGTTAATTTAGCTTTTTTCGTATAATTCTGCAAGTTTTCCTTCTAGAGCATACGCTTCAGTTTCCCAAGGCTGACGGTCATAAGAAGTTTTAGTGTAGTTACGATATTTACCGTCCTTACACTTCCATAACTGCTTGTATTCACCTTGAGAAGTATCTTTTAAACGACTTGTAGCAAATTGCCAGATATGAACCATCTCATGAGTAATGGTCTCAATAAGTTTGTCTCGACCCTCAGTTCTGCCTAATTTATGGTCAATCTGAATGACCAAATCCTTCTTATCTTCGCCCATGTATGCATACCCATATGCACCCTCGTTCATGGTTTCAGTAAATCTTAACTCAATATCAAGTTTTCTCATACGTGGCATAAGTGTCTCAAGACAGAGCCACATGACATCCTCTGCCAGTTCTCTTTCTTTCTTTAGACCACCATTTGTTTCGATATGAATCATTCGAATCTCTTTACTTTTGATTATTACTTATAGTAACACATCCCAAAGAGATTGTCAACAAAAAAATGCAGCTTAACTGTATTTTAATCTATTTATGGTATAATGTAAGAGAATCAGAAAAGGAGTCTGTATGAGAGAGTTTGCTTTTAACGTGTGTATGCTATATGAATTGGTGTTTAATCTTCTAATTAGAGAAAAACACATTGATTGTGTGAATGAACCGAAAAGATTGAATATAAGAGTTTAGAAACCCTTGGGGGCCTTTTTGATGCCCCTATCTTTCATTTGTTGCATAACCCACTGTTTAGCAAAAGGGCTTGTTACTTTCTTTCGTAACAGGCCCTTTATCTGTTTAAATACAGGAGTCATTACATCTTCATCAGAGTTGTTATTATCGACAACAACAAAGTTTTGTTTGAAGTGTTGACTAAATTTACCTATGTTGGATTGTACATCTTTCCACGACTTAACAACAATGTTTTCTGGTACAGTTCTGTCACGCTTTGCATTACGCTCTAGAGCAGTGTCAAGAGAGGTATTGACAAATATCATATGAGTGTCATAACCCAACTGTTTTAGTAGAATGGACTGTTTTACAATCTTATCATACTCTCTGCCTGTACCATCAATGATAAGTCCTAATCTACCCCCAAGATAACCACCTTTACGAGCATCTGTTACTCTCTTGGCTCTTGCACGTTCTACATCTCTTTGGTCAGTCTCATCTTCAGGCATCTTTTGAGACAAGCCAGCCTGTTTCAAATAACGCTCAAACGCATCGTCTGAATTAATTACCTGTAATCCAGTTCCACCAGTGGTTTTCCTGACAACGTATGATTTACCGCTGCCAGGTCCACCAGCTAGAAAAAACGCTTTAAATATATTGGGATCGTTAAGCCCCTCTTGCAATTCTTTGTACGTCTTCATAATTTCCTCTTGGCATATCTTTTCTGTACCCTGCTAATTCTATAATGTATTTATCATCATCTGAAAGTTCCTCTAGTATCTTACGCTCTTGTTTCTGAAAGTTCATCTTCTTGATTCTATTTTTCATTTTTATTGACATTGGTTATTCCTTTCTGACTTCATTAGATCAATTTGGGTATAGATTTTTTTGTCGATATGCCTCCTTTCTTTAGAGTTGTGGATAAAAAGTTTCTTTATTTTTAAATACTGAAGCTCTTTTCTCTGGTTTTGGTTCAAACAAGTCTTTTGGCCCATCTAGCTCTTTAGCTAGAGAGTCCTTTACGAGTGTCATAAGTGATGTGTGTTTTTTATCTGCAAAATTAAATTCGTGTTTAATTCTCTTCACAAGGAAAACTCCCTGATAGAACCTATCGTTTTTAGGATTATCAGCTGTTTTAATGGAAGCAACGTGAGGTATATCAAGTATCACAACATCTCCAGCATTGATAGAGGTATTACCGTGTGTAACTATATTTAGTAAAAGTCCTTTGTCTAACTGATTCATCGTAGAAACTCTTTCTTGTATGGAGTTCTGTGGATCAGGTGCTGCATAAGGTTCTGTACCGTCTACAGTTGTATTATTAGTATCTGTCTCACCTTGTGAGATTGAAGTTAAAAATGTTCTACTTGGAAAATCTGAGCTTCTAGAACCGTCCTTCTCTATGGATACATCACTAAAAATAGGAAATTGTTTTTTACCATGATAACTTGTGATATGTCTCTCTTTAGAAAAGTGATCAAAATAATTATATTGATATTCGTTAAATGTTTTACTGTAGATGTTATGTACGATAAGTTTTGAACCATAGACGCCTGTAGTAAAATTGAATAAACTATTACTATTCTCTACAATTTCATAAGCAAGGATAGCACCTAGTTGTGTCTCAATATTAACAATTCCTTTATTCACCTGACTGCCAGGCACGTAGGATGTGTATGTTTGAGCAACAGGTTGAGCATACATACTTGCTAAAGTTCTAAAATGGTAACCCTTAAATGTTTCAAAGAACATATAACTAGGAGATAAGTTTTCAGCTAAACTTGATGTTGACTGTTTTAGTGCCATTGATATTACATCAAATGGGGATATGTTTGGAGCAACAATTCTTTTAACACCATTCGTTGGCTCTACAAAAATTTGTTTCTGGCAATTAACCCTCTTTAGCATATCCTCAACAATATCGGAATATGTTCCGTTTAGAGATTCATTAACTCTTGTTCTTTGATTTTTTACCAACTCTGAAGTTGTAAAGGTTAACAAATACATTGATACATTGTTACCAACTTCAGTTCTATTTTGTATAGAATTTATGATGAAAACATTTTTAGTGTAATCAATAATATCTTCTTCTGATTTAAGAGAAGGAGTTTGAATTTTTAGTAAAAAGTATTCCTGACCAATGATTGGAGCAAGACCAACAAAACCACCAGAGTCTTGTATCATTACTTCTCCAGATACAGCATTTCGTTGACAGTCCTCAAATAAATTGAGTCCAACTATATTTTGTTTTACGTTTATTTCTGTTCCAGATGATGTTATGATTCTTGCTTCTGCTAGACTAAAATCACCTACTTCTCTAATTTCATCAGCCATTATAGTACACTTTCACCCATGAGTCTTTCAAATTCTTCTACAAACTGATCTACGTATGCAGAGTCTAGTAAACGTATACTACGCAATGTATCTTGTCTACTTTCCTCGTATTCACGATTTGTTATGAGTGTAGCATCACCATGACTTGTGTTATCTGAACCAATGTCTATTGTCACTTTGGTATCACCAGAAGTTTGTGTTATCTCATAATGATGTGTACCATCAGGATCACTATACTTGTCATTAATAAAGGCTAGAAACTGCGGTGTGGACAATGGCCACTGATGATACCTATCTGTTATACTATTTACGTACATGATTATCCAGTGTAGATTAGAATCACCATAGAGTTTATCTGCTAACATCTCAGGTGTTTCACCTTCTTTAACATCATATGTATCATATAGTAATGTGTTTGATCTTACCTTTGTTCTTAGAGCAACACGTTTCATTAGATTGGTGACAAGTTTAAGTTCACCGTTACCTACAGAATCATATGGTATAAGGGGAAAATTTGCAAAATACATTATTAGAATCCTTCTTTAATATGATCTTGACTCAACACTTCCAATTCGGTAAATTGTAATGTAATTTTACTTTTCTGTGGAGGCGGACCACTACCAAATTTACTAGATGTTGGTTCATATGCAGTAAAGCGGTCTGCGCCATATTCTACTTCAACACTGTTTAAAAAACACGTTGACACTTTATTAATAAAACTGTTTTCTGAAGCTCTGTACATATATTGTATATCAAATGTGCCTGGAATATCCATCTCTCTTCTGGTAGTTGGATTGGAGTATTTTGGCATCATGTAGAATTTAAAGTGATATATAATGTCTTCTACTATTCGTGCCTCTTGAGCACTTTTAGGTAAAAATGCAAATGTATAACTGAAACTTCTTCTACCAACACCCTCAAACATCATTTCCATTCTTGGAGTAATAACACTTCCACTTGCAAGTTGGGATAGGGCAAGAGCGCCAGGCGCAATAGTGTCTATTGCTGAGTTTGCTAAATTCTTTAAACCTTCTTTTGCTGTAGAACCAGTTAAAGAATCAGTTATTTTTGTTAATGTGTCTGCGGTTCCCGAACCAACTTTAAATGCCTCTATAGCACCAGCACCTAAAGCTGCTAAAGTACCAATTTCTTTATCAGCATATTTAACATTATAGGATACCGATACAGCAGGGGGCATATACAATGCAATAGTTGTTGCAAGTCTTTGAGTAGGAAGTTTCTCTAATACAATTGAACGATTTAGTCTACCACCAGCAGAAGGCACTAAAGCTTCTGCATTTGCTTTTCTGATGCCTGCGTGTTTTTGTGCTCTGATTGTAATTTGTTCTTCATCTTCTTTCCCGTCTGATGATGTAAATGGTCCCTTTGCCAAGTTAGCTTCATCACCTATTTTTTTAGTTGCACTTTCTACACTGTTAGTACCCTTATTCTTTTTAAGCTTGCCTGGAATTCTTTCGTTAATCATAAACATAATATAATGCCCTTGTTGTGGGTCACTATCTACATTTATAGGATATGTTAAGATATTGCTAGAAGTTCCTTTATTTGCACTAAACGTAGAACCAAGTGCAGAATTATTACCTTCTTTGTTTAAACCAGCAATATTTCTAACTGCATTACCACCGGCTTTAACTGCCTGGTTGGCAGCTCCAGCGATTCCTGATCTTACTGCATTACTAATTCCTGTTAATACTGCCATTTTAAGTGTCCTTATAAACTGTTATAAGTATTTATACATGAAGACATACAAAGGTAAATATACTCCAAACAATCCTCGTAAATATACAGGGAACCCATCTAAAGTAATCTATCGCTCTTCATGGGAGCGAAAGTTTATGGTGTATTGTGATACCAGTGACAGCATACTTGAGTGGTGTTCTGAAGAAGTCATTATACCCTATTTATCCCCTTGGGACGGTAAGATGCATCGTTATTTTCCAGACTTCTATATTAAAGTTAAACAGTCAAGTGGTAAGATTAAAAAGTTTATTATAGAAGTTAAACCTAAGAATCAAACTAGACCACCAAAGCCTGTTACCCGAAAGACTAAAAGATTTATAAATGAAGTTAGAACTTGGGGTATAAATGAAGCAAAGTGGAAATCTGCAAAAAATTGGTGTGACCATAATGACATGGAATTTAAGATACTTACGGAAGTTGAGTTGGGTATACGTTTTTAGAATGTGGTTGATAAAAACATTGAATATTCAAATATTAGATTTGTCTCATAAATAAATCTATGGAAGACATGCAATTTAATGTAAAAATAGCAAGTACAGGAGATACATTTCTTGTACCTATAGGCAAAAGTATACTTGATGTATTATATGAAAATAAGATAGGCCATCCTTCTTCATGTAAGGTAGGTATGTGTAGTAAATGTCTCGTTACTTACTTAGAGGGAACGGTAGACCATCGTGATTTACTATCTTCATCAGACATAGATCACAATACACAACTAACAATTTGCCAATCAAGAGCAACATCCCCACTATTAGTGTTAGACATAGATTTAGACACAGAGGATGAATTCTAGTATTTGTCATAGAACTACGTATAAATAATAGTATGGCAAAGAGTAAATATATTCAAAGCGTTTTAGATGATGCTAAAGGTAGACCAAAATCTACTCAATGGTACAAAGATAAGATCAAGGAGTTTGGGCAACCTTCAGCTCAGGACTTGATTCGTGATGGAAAGAGAAACAACAAACCATTTTATGGTAAGTTGAATATGTTTTTATACAATCCAAAATTCAAGAAAAAATTACCTTACTATGATACATTTCCTCTGGTCTTACCCTTGGAAACCTATAATGATGGATTTCTGGGGTTAAATTTACACTACCTCCCAATTCCTTTACGAATAAAATTACTTGATAGATTAGTAGACTATTCTAACAACTCACAGTTTGATGAGAGCACACGATTAATTGTTGATTATAGTAGATTAAAAAAAATAAAATTAATACAACCAACCATACACAAATACTTAGCTGGTCAAGTTCAGTCACAGTTTCGTAGAATAGATGCAGATGAGTTTACAGTCGCAACTCTTTTACCAGTGCAAAGATTTAAGAAGGCATCTGCAAAAGAAGTATGGTCTGATTCTAGGAGTATGATCTAATGGCTGAAATTCCTAAATTTTTAGAAGCTGGTGCTTTTGGTGTTATAAATGATATACTTGCTGGATTTCATGATGACAATGGATATGCACAACCAAATAGATATGAAGTTTTAATTTTCCCCCCAGCAAAACTTGGTGGTGGAAATCAAAGTAATATATTTTCTGGTTTGGAAAGACAAAGTGATACTAGAAGTATATCTTTGCGAGCTCAAAGTCTTAATATGCCTGGCAGAAACCTAGCAACAACTGATGACAGCAACGTATACGGCCCGAAAAGAGAAGTTGTAGAGGGTGTTAATTATGCAGAGGAAATATCTATAGATTTTCAAGCAAGTTCACAGTTGTCAGAAAGAGTATTTTTTGAGAATTGGCAAAGACAAGCGTTCAATGAAAAGACTTGGAATATTGGATACTATAATGATTATGTTGGTGAAATACAAATATTTGTTTTAGATAAACAAGATAAAAGAAGATATGGTATCAAACTGTGGGAAGTCTTTCCAAAGACTATAGGTGCAAATCAGTTAGCATATGATGCCAATGATACATTGATGCTAACAAATGTAAGTTTTAGTTTTAGATATTGGACTAGTTTAGATCAAAACCAAAACCCAGACATTAATATTTTTGATAGAATTACGGAAACTGTGATTAGTACAGCAGAGAGAAATATATCTAGGAACATTCCTAGAATACTGAATAGATTATAATAAAGGATGAAAAATTATGGCGTTACCTAAACTTGATGTGCCAGTTTATGAGCTTGAACAACCATCAACTGGCGAAACGATTAAATATAGACCCTTCTTGGTCAGAGAACAAAAAACACTCATGTTGGCTCAAGAGTCTGAAGATGATAAACAAATTAGAGATGCTTTAGCAAGTCTTATATCTAATTGTACTTATGAAAAAGTTGATCCATATAAAGTTCCAATTTTTGATATAGAATTTTTATTTTTAAGAATACGAGGAAAATCTGTAGGCGAAAAAGTTGATTTGAAATTATTGTGTCCAGATGATAATGAAACACTTGTTAATAAAACAATTAATTTAGAAGATATTGGTGTGAACATGAAAGTTGGGCATACTAATGAAGTTGAAATTACAGATAAGATAAAAATGGTTATGAAATATCCTACTCTCAATGATGTTGTTGATATGGGAGAAGATGTAACTGACTCTGAAGACGTTTTTAAAATGGTTAGAAAATGCGTTCATGAAATTCATGATGGTGAAAAAGTGTATAACAAAATTGATATATCAGAATCAGAATTAGAAGAATTTATTGATAGTTTAACAAGTGATCAATTTGAAAAAGTTACAGATTTTTTTGACACTATGCCTAAAGTTCAATATTCTGTAGAAGTAACAAATCCAAAGACTAAAAAGAAAGGTGAAGTAGTCATTGAGGGTATTCAAAGTTTTTTCGACTAAGCCTCTCTCATGACTCCATTTTTAATTATTTTAAAACAAATTTTGGAATGATACAACACCATAGATGGAGTTTGACAGAAATAGAGAACATGATGCCTTGGGAGAGGGAAGTATATGTTGGATTATTAATTCAACACGTTGAAGATGAGAAGAAAGAACAGGCTAAGCAATAATGGAAATACTTACACCATCAGGTGCAGCAATGGAACTTACTGAACTAATTATGCCATATATTGGTATGGTGATAATTGTTGTTCTGGGGTTTATGTTTAAAGACTTTGTAACAAAGTTAAGCAAAGGTATTGCTTTTCAAATGAATAAACAATTCCAAGAGGGTGATCATGTTCTACTTGACGGAGAACGTGCTCTAATCGTTAAAATAGGGATGACACAGACCGTATTTGGTGTTACTAAGATAGGTGGTGAATTAGATGGAGATTATATATGGAGATACGTTCCAAATGAACGTATAGAATTTCTTAAATTAGAAAAGATAATTTTTGATAGAACTCCTATAAATAACAGTACAAGCATAAAAAACAACTCAAATGAAATTGAGGAGCTGAAAAATGGCAAATGAAAAATCTTCATGGTACAATAATATCAATTCTTCTGTAATTGATAAGTGGCGTATCTGGCCTAGAGGACTGATTACTCTATATGGTATTATGTTTTGGCGTACAACAGAATGGTTCATGGCATTACCAGAACCCACTGCCCCTCAAAGTGCATTTGTAAGTGTCATCGTAGGTGCTGGAGCTGCATGGTTTGGACTTTATGTCGGTTCTGGTGGAAAGAAGGATAGTTAAGATGGTTGAAGAAAGTACCGCTGCAGCAATGAAACGCTTATCTGATGAGATGTTTAAAGGAAGGGCTGAACAAACTGCGGCGTTAGAAAAACGAGCAAAACAAGAGGTCTTAACAGCAAATCAATTTAAAGCACTAATAAAACAAAATGAAGAAGCTGCCAAAGCAGCAGAGAATGGTGATAAAGAATTAATTGCTATTTCAGAAAAAACTCAAAAAGCACTTGATGACGCTAACAAATCAAAAAAAGACCAAAAAGATGCTGCAAATTCATTAAAACTACAAAGAGAACAACTTGAATTAGCTAAAAAGGCTTCTGGTTTTAGTGAAAAAAGATTTAGAAAAGTAGAAATTGCAAATGCTGCTCTTGAACGACAAAACCAGATTTTGGAAGAGTCTGAAAAAGCTCTTAAAGGTTTAGGAATAGATTCTAAAAATAATAAAAAACATAGAAAACAACAAGTAAAAGCAGCAAAGATGGAATTGTCGCTTGCAAAAACAAGCGGTTCTGCTGATGCTGAAGATGAAGCAAAGAAAAAAATACGTGATGCAAGAGGAAATAGCTATTTAGGAAAAATAGCAAATGGTATAACAGACATTAAAAATAGTGCAAAAGATAAAGTAGTATCTGGAGCAAAAGGACTCTTTTCTATGTTTAAAAAATTTGCGTTTGGTGCATTTTTACTTGCCACCATAGCATTTTTAAACTCTCCATATTTTGATAAAATGATAAAGGCTTTCAAAGAAGATATTATTCCAGCTTTAACAATACTTATTGATGATTATATTGTACCTTTTGGTAAGTTTCTCTTCGGACTAATCAGTGGTGAAAATGAAACAATAAAGAGTATTAAAGAATTTACTAAAGGAACAATGTTTGAAGGTGTAACTGACGGTCTTTTTAAAGTTCTTGGCGGTCTTGTCGCAGCTTTGAGTCTTGCTGTATTATTCAAACCATTTTTTGCAGCAAAACTCTTAGTTGGTGGAGCTTGGAAGCTTACAAAACTTTTTGCTGGATTTGGTAAAATGGCAGCAACACTTTTGGGTTTTGGAAAGGCAACTGATGCTGCAGCAAAAGGAGCTGCTGTAGCTGCAAAAACAGCAGGAGTTGCGACTACCGCAACAAAGGGTGCTGGCGCAGCTGCTAGTGCAGTGAAGCCAGGATTAAATATGCCTAAAGCAACTGGTCCAGCAAAACCAACAAAGTTATCAAGTATCACTAATGCAGTAAAGGATAAATTTACACACCTTAAAAAGTTTCCTGGCCTTCTGAAGGTTGCAAATAAAATACCATTCATAGGTACAGCTCTTAGTGGAGCACTTCTTGTCAATACACTGATGGATGATACTAAATCAGCAAAACAAAAAGTTCAAGCAGTTGGTGCTGTCTTTGGTGGATTACTTGGTGGTCTTGGTGGTGCAAAATTAGGAGCGCTAGCAGGAGTTCTTGGTGGCGGTCCAATTGGTGCTTTAGTAGGTGGGCTTGGTGGTGGGCTTGGTGGTTATTTTGCTGGGGACTATATTGGAGGAAAATTAGCTGATTATTTAATGACAGGGGAACAACCTAAAACTGGTGCTGCAGGCGATATGGATGCAATGATGGAACAAGGTGCTGGTGCAGATATTCCTAAAGCTAAAGAAAAATTTGGTGGTAAAAGAAGTATCAAGTCAGCAAATGCAAGAGTTGATAGAATGAGGGCCCAGAAAAGTGGTGAGCCTACTCTTAGTTATACTCCAAATCCTAATAAAGATGCTTCAAGGATTAGTCCCGATCCATTTGCTAAGCTTCAACAAAGTCCACCACCAGTAATAGTTAATGCTCCAACAAATGTAAATGCTCCTACTTCTAATAATGTATCATCAGTTGCAAATTCTTTAATTAATACTGATAGAGTTACAGATAAACTAACAGCAGTTGGTTAATAAAAAACCCCTGTATTTCTACAAGGGTTTCTTTTTATCGTTTGATGGTAACTCCACCATCTTCATTGAATTTTAGATTTATCCACTTAGCATTTTGTGGTGGACAAGATGTTCGTTCAGAGGGTTTCTCTTCAAACCACTCTGCATAACGCCTTGTACCAGAGAACTTATCACCCAAAGGTTCGCTTGAAACCTCTGTTACTGGCTGTGCGGTGGGTGCTGGTTGTATACTTTCAATCGCAGAAACCAAGTCATTTACTTTTGAATTGGGCCCTACAGTAATACCAGAACCAACATAGTTCTTGACAAGATTAAAGTCATCACAGTTCATAGTAGGTGGATTG